GGACTGGCTAACTCTTATGATGATCTTGGCGGAAATGCAACTATGGACAGGTTAGAAATATATGAATGCACGCTATACTTTGACGATGATAGCGAAACTCATTTCAACATAAATGAGATAGATGAATTAATAAATAACGTAAAACTTTATAAAATATGAAAGACATGAGAGATGAGAAACTAAAATGGTGGCATTATGTTTTAGCAGTTGCAATATTATTGTTTATAGGTTATTATGATACGTTAATGAAATTGATTGGACTTTAAAATTATAAAAATGGAAACAAAAAAAACACCAACAGCAAGATTTGCTGAAGCAAAACAAGAGTTTAACAAGCTATTAAAGAAGTCAACAAATCCTTTCTTTAAAAGCAAATATGCTGACCTAAACGCATTAATGGAGACAGTAGAAGAACCATTGATGAATCATGGCCTTATAATAACTCAGCCTATTACTGATGGCATATTGATAACGAACATAATCGATATTGAAAATGAGGAGATATTGTTTGCAAGTTCATTGGAGTTGCCTAAATTAACAGACCCGCAAAAGGTAGGTTCGGCGATTACATATTTCAGAAGATACACACTTCAAAGTTTGCTTGGTATCAATGCTTATGACGATGACGGCAATCATGCTGTGCAACAATCTATCAAGATTGAGTTTGAAAATTGCAAGACGCTAGAAGACGTTCAGTCAATTTGGACTAAGCAAAAGTATTTACAAAAAGAAGGTTGGTTTGTAAAATACAAAAATGATGCAAAAATACGATTAAGCAAATAATATGAGTGCATCAGAAAGATTATTTCAAGAAGAAAGAGAAAGGCATTTGCTAGAAGTTCCGGACTCTTACTATAAAGAAAACATTGAGCTGTTTGAATATCCAAAAACTAAGCACATTAGAACAATAGTAACGGCAGACGAGGAAATGTTCAAGGATGATCCCGTTCATGCTTCGCTATTATCGGACTACGTAAAAGCAAGTAAAAAACTTAGAGATTACAAATATAATAAACGACATAATTTTAAAAAATGAGTGAACTAAAAGTAACAGGGCAATTAAAGCAAATCTTATACCCTGAAAACGGAACGAGTAAGGCTGGCAAAGAGTGGTCCAAACAAGACTTCGTGATCGAAACTGAAGATCAATATCCGAAGCTAATTTGTTTTACGCTTTTTGGCGATAAGACAGATTTAATCTCAAATGTCAAATTAGGGGATAACATAGATGTTTCGTTTAATTTGGAGTCGAGGGAATATAATGGTAAATACTTTCATAATGTAAACGCATGGAAAGTAATATTAGTAGAACGCAATGAATCGCAGGCACCAATTGACGACATCCCAGCACCCATAGAAGACGAAGATGGTGATTTACCGTTCTAAAGAAACAGGTTAAATAGAATGTAACCAAAGGCAGTGTATATGATTAACCAGATCATCGCTGCCTTAATTTTAAAACAATGGAATTACAAAAAATACTTGACAACATAAATAAGAATATTGACGACTATCATAGTTTGCAATTAAAGCTAGTTAAAGATCAGTCAGAAATACTAAGAAGCTTAACAACTAACCTTTTCTTTTTGGAAAGATACAGGATAGAAGCCTACGAGAAATGGCAGTCTACATATTTCCAAAGCAAAGGCACGAGTGGGGCAGCGAAGGAACGAGAAGCAGACTTTAAAGTGCCTGAGATATATCAGATAAGGCGAATAATGACTGGAGCTTATAAAGTTGTAGACTCTATTCGTTCGACTATTTCAATTTATAAAAACGAACAATAAACAATGGATATAAATAAACCTTACAAATGCGACAAGTGCAATAAATCAGGCAATTGTGCTTGGGAAGATTGGCACAAAAAGAACCGTTCAGTTTTCTGCTCAAAATATAAAAAGAAAAACATGACAAATATCATTTTAACTAAAAACCAATAGATATATTTTTACAAAATGAAATACGAAGATTTTTTAAAGACTAAACAACATTCAAAAATTGATTACGGGATAAATACAAAATGGATGCCTAATAGTATGTTTGACTTTCAGAAGTACATTACTGAGCGAACTATTAAAAAAGGTCGTTATGCAAACTTTTTGGATACCGGAACTGGCAAGACATTAATTGAATTAACTATTGCTCACAACTACGTTATGCATACTAATAAGCCAGTATTAATAATAACTCCGTTGGCAGTTGCAGACCAGCATTTAAGAGAGTCTGAAAAGTTTGGTATAGATGATGTTCAACATACAAAAGATGGTAAGTATAATAAAAAAATAATACTTATAAATTACGAAAGACTTCATTATTTAAATCCTAATGACTTTGATTGTGTTATACTTGATGAAAGTTCTATTTTGAAAAACTTTGACGGTGCCATAAAAGCATTAATAACTAGCTTTATGAAAAAAGTAAAGTATCGTTACTTGTTTACTGCAACTCCATCACCTAATGATTTTGTAGAATTGGGAACATCTAGCGAGGCTCTTGGGTATTTAGGTTATACTGACATGTTAGGTAAATTTTTTACCAATAATGAGGACACAATAAAGCCACAGAATATAGGCACAAAGTGGTTGCTGAAAGGACATGCAGAAGATAATTTCTTTAAATGGGTAAGTAGTTGGTCTATATCAATGCGTAAACCTTCTGACTTAGGGTTTAGTGATGAATTTCATGTATTACCAGAATTAGTAACTAATTATCAAACAGTAATTAATAAACAACCTTTAACAGTTGCTGGTCAAATGCAAATGTTCGCTAGCGTAGCAAAAGGTTTTAAGGAGATAAGAGCAGAGGAAAAGGCAACGGTAGGTATTCGGTGTGAAAAAGCGGTAGAACTGGCAGATAATCATGATACTAGCGTTTATTGGTGTAATAGGAATGACGAGGGCGACCTGTTAAATGAAATAGATAAGTCAGCCTACCAAATAAAAGGAAGTATGAATATTGATAAAAAGGAGGAAATAATATTATCATTTTCAAAAGGTGATATAAAGAAACTAATAACGAAACCAAAAATGACAGCATTTGGTTTAAATTGGCAACATTGCGGACATACTACATACTTCCCAACATTCAGCTACGAACAATACTACCAAGCTATAAGAAGGTTTTGGAGGTATGGCAGAGAAAGCAAAGTTATAGCCGACATAGTGCACACAGATGGACAGAAAAGAATTATAGATAGCATGGAGGCAAAAATGGACAAGGCGAATAAGTTATTCAATAAATTAAATACAACGCTTAATTCAAATTATCAAATCAAACAAAGAGAATTTAATCAAGAAATAATAAAACCTTTATTTATACATAACTGACTTTTGTCATAGTTTAATAATTTAAGTAGTAATATATTTACAGTATAATTAAAAACAAACAAAATGACAATTATCAAAAAAGATTCAAAAACAAACAAAATTACATTTTACAGGAAAGGTATCAGAGTTTTTGATTTTACAATTTCTGGAAATATAGTTGAGTTTTCAAATGGTGATTTAATTTTATTATAATAAAAAGTACATGAAAGATAAATTAGCGGTTAGCAACCAAAAGCACACGGAAAACTATAGTATTTACAATGGTGATTCAATGGAAGTACTCCCAACGTTAGAAAGTGAGTCAGTAGATTTAATTGTTAATTCTCCACCATTCGCGGGTCTTTATAATTACAGCTCTAGCGAAAGAGATTTTTCAAACTGTGATTCGAAGGAGCAATTTTTACAACAATACGAATATTTAGTTTCAGAATGTGCAAGGGTTACAAAGCCCGGTAGAATTAATGCAATTCATGTAATGGAAATAATAAACCAGAAGGGTAGTAATTGGGATTTTCCGCACGAAGTTATTAAGATACATGAGAGACACGGGTTCCAATACAAAAACCGTATTACAATATGGAAAGAACCATTAAAGGTTAGAATGCGTACAATGGTTATGAGTCTGATGCACAAATTTATTGTAGAAGATTCTACTAATTGTTTCACGGCCTCTCCTGATTATGTTTTAATATTTAAAAAGAAAGGTGATAACAAAGTACCAGTAACTCACCCATACGGATTATTTGACTATGCAGGAGCTACTCCAATTCTTCCAAATATATTAAGGGCTTTTAATAATTCAGAGGGGACTAAATTCAATGAGGAGGAATTGTGGCAGCATATGAATAATAAATATTTTGACCATAAAGACCCTAAAAGCAATAAATTAAGTCATTATATTTGGCAAAGATACGCTAGTAGTACGTGGGATGATATTAGGATAGATGAAGTTTTAAAGTATAAAGAAAGCAAAGATGAGGACGACGAAAAGCATGTACATCCATTACAGCTAGATGTTATCGACAGGCTAGTTGAATTATATTCAAATCCTAAAGAAGTGGTATTAACGCCATTTATGGGTGTTGGGTCTGAAGTGTACAGTCCAGTATCAATGGGTAGAAAAGCCATAGGAATTGAGTTGAAAGAAAGCTATTTCAAACAAGCTGTAAAGAATTTAGAAACTGTTAAAGGACGTTACAAGTCAAATAATCAACAAAAATTATTCTAATGCTTTTAAACGAAATAATCGAAAGAAACTATCAAGCCACCGTAAAACGTGGTTTGATAACTGACAAAACTGTTCTGTTTGATTTTAAATTGAAATTGAGAGAAGAAATTGATGAGTGGGAAAATGAGCCAAATGACGAATCAGAATGTGCCGACGTTATTTTAGTAATGCTTTCTTATTGTGAGCATTACGGAATAGATATTCAAAAAGCACTCGAAGATAAAACCATATATAACGAGAAAAGAAAATAATCATTAATTTGATTTCTGTTTAAATCCGAGGTTACGGTCACCATGCCGGACTCGGATTACTTTAAAAACAAAAGATATGAGTGATATTAAACAAACTTGGCGACTTATAGTAAAGAAAACAGGAGAGGTGATAATCAGATCACACGAATTAGACTCTGAAGAAGATTCGATAAAAGATAAGTCCTTAGAGCTTATTAAGAAAAAAGAAGATCATAAATACAGAATCCAGTATTTTGAAGATGATCGGTGGATTGAAACCGTTGAATTAACGGTTTATTTCAACTAAAAATGAAACTACCAATAACCATAAACAAGCGAAAAAGAAAGTTATTCGAAACTTATCTTTCTGAAATACTTCCATTGAGCTATCAAGTTGACATTATGAGCAATCATATAGGCGAAAAGTCTAAGTACGAGATACCATACGAGAACGAAAAGCAAAGGAAGACTATTGTTTCAATTGCGAAAATACTTAAATAATTACAATATTTGGAAGGGGGACTTCCAGTAATTCCAGAGTTACTTCGTAGTTTCGAAGCTACGAAGATTGAGGTTAGTTGATTTTTGGTTCTCCCACGGCTCAGGTCGTGGGAGTTTGCCGAAACAACTTATAGAGACGAATTAAAAATCAATTATTATGGAAACAACTTTAACAAAACAAGAGGTAGACGCATGGTGCTCTACCAATGGATTCGGATTAATAAAAATATATTCGGATTCAGACCCAATGCCATTAACTAAGCATGAAATAAGGCGCGGAGGTGTCAAGGAGATATTAGCCAGAGTCTCTAAATTAACTGGAATGCCAGTAAGTAAAATTCTCCTGAGAACTAGAGAGCGCGATATAGTAGAAGTGAGACAGCTAGTTCAGGCTATATCAAGAAAGCATCTAAGAGTATCACTAGCTCACATCGCTTGGCATACTGGCAGATTTAATCATGCAACTGTAATACATTCGGGGGAAACTGTTAATACACTGGTTCATACTGACAAGGTATATGCTGAGAAATACGAAGATGTCATAAGTTTGTATAGCTTAAAGGACGAATAGTAATGGAAAGAGTTCAATGTGCGTGCGGAAAGTGGATGGGTAAGTATTATTTTAATTCTACGATAAAAAGGAAGCAATGTCCTAGCTGTGAGTTAAAGAACAAGCTGTCAGGAGACGAACAGGCAGTCAGGAATGGATTAAAAGCGAAGACAAAGCCCAAGGCTACCACAAAAAAGAAAAAGCCTGTTAAATCAATTGACAAGGCTTTAGATAACGCTTGGTCTAAATTGGTTAAATTAATTGCCGGGAATAAATGTGAACATTGTGGAAAAACAAAATATCTAAATTCTCACCATATTTATTCAAGAGCAAAAAAATCAGTTAGATGGAAAACAATAAATGGTATTTGCCTTTGTGTTGGATGCCATATAGGTGTAAGTTTTTCAGCCCATAAAACTCCTATCGAATTTATGGATTGGCTTTTATCGTACAAAGGTGATGAATTTATGCAAAAGCTTAGAATGACCGCCAACTCGCAAGGTAAGTATCACGACTTCGAAAAGCAAATAATGCTAGATGAACTCAATAAAAGCATAAATAATTCACTCAAAAACTACTTAAAATAGACGACTATGGCAGTTTCTAAAAAAAACAGACAAATAATCTACGATAAATACGGAGGCAAATGTGCCTATTGTGGCACTGAACTATTAAAAGGGTGGCACGTAGACGAACTACTTCCTGTTCGTAGAAATATGAAGTATGATAAAGCTAAATCAAAGTTTATATACGATGGGACCTATTTGCATCCAGAGAGGCTTAATATTGACAATCAAATGCCGTCCTGTCCTAGCTGTAATATAAACAAGCATTCTTTACCATTAGAAAGCTTCAGGGCACTAATTAGTGGGTTTATGACCCATTTAAACGAAGTCAATACTCAATATAAGGTAGCAAAAAGATATGGACTAGTTGAGGAGACAATAAAGCCAGTAGTATTTTATTTTGAGAAATTTGGCAACGAAAATAATTCACTCAAAGAAGGATAGTATTCGAAAATAATAACTACATTTGTATAGTTATTCGTTCTGCACAACAGAATAACGCGAAAATATTTTAATCCGTAATTGGTGGAGGGAGTGCAGACCCGAAGCCAGCTACGGATTTTTTATTTATTAAAATTACGGATATGAAAGTACGGGAGTTAAGAATAGGTAATTTAGTAAAATGCACATTAGATGCTGCAAGTGAAATAAATGAGACGTGCCACATTGAAGATAGGCCATCATTAATAAATAACGAGCATTTTGAAATATTAAAAGTAGATGTTAGTGGTGACTTGGAAATATTAATAGGTATTGAACCTATTGAGGTTGAGCTGAAAGAGATTGACCCTATACCACTAACAGAAGAATGGTTGATTAAGTTCGGGTTTAAAAATTGGGGTGATAAATACACTTGGTCAACAAAGGCACGTGGCGGAGTAATAGTGCACAAAAGAAAGCGCGGGTGGGTAGTTAGAAAAAACATGCCAATAATAGAGTATGTTCACCAGCTGCAAAATATTTACTTCGCATTAACCGGAAAAGAACTGAAAACAAATGAGGGTTAGCTATGGCAGAGAATAAGAAATCATTTATAGCATACGCTGACTGGATTGATATTTTCGAAGAGCTTGAAGATGACGAGGCAGGGAGATTAGCTAAGCATTTATGGAGGTATGTAAATGATCTAAATCCTTCAACAGATGATCGAATGGTTAAAGTATCATTTACAACTATTAGAAACACGCTTAAACGCGACCTATTGAAGTATAAGAATATAATTGATAGGAATCGTGAGAATGGTAAAAAGGGAGGCAGACCCAAAAAACCCAGTGGGTTAATTGGAAACCCAAACGAACCCAAAAAAGCCGATAGTGATAATGATAATGTAAGTGATAGTGTTAATGAAAGTGTAAGTGTAAGTGCTAATGTTAATGAAGAAAAAAAGAATAAAACCTTATTGTCTCAAGTTGATGAATCAACCCTCGACCATAGAGATAAAGAATATTATCAAATAGCTAACTCTTTTATGGAGTTGTTTAAATCAAATTTATTAGAATTAAATATTTCGACAAAAACATTAGACAGTGCAAAATTCAAAACTTGGATTAATCCAATTCGATTATTAATGGAAAACGACAATCGAACTATTGAGGAATTTAGAGAGGTGTTTGAATTTATAAAAAACGATAATTTCTGGAAGCAGCAAATCAGGTCAACAGAAAAATTAAGGAAAAAGGATAAAGACGGAGTTACTTATTTTGAAGTACTTTTAATAAAATCAAGAAATGAGCAAAAAAGAAAATCAGTTAGTGAGGAATCCAATTCAGGGGTTACAGAAGCTTACAAGCGTTCAATTTACAACAGACTTCACGGTGTTAAGAGTGATGAAAAAATGCCGGAAAATTGACTCTATCGCTGCCGTGCTTAAGTCTGATATGCCAACAATCGCTACGATTAAGAAAACATACGGAGAAGATTTTATTCAGGCTTACATTGAAGGATGGATCGTTAACCTTAGAGAATTTATTAATATTGGAAACAAGATGACAAATGAGCAAACAAGCGAAACGGCAATGCTTATAGTTGATGAGTATTATAATTTGAATTTAGCTGATATAAATTTCATATTCAAAAACGCTAAGATTGGAAAGTACGGACAAATATATGGAAGACTTGACGGTCAAATTATATTGACGTGGTTTGATGAGCATTTTAATAAAAGATGCAGTACGGCTGCTGAAAATTCAATTCAAGAATCTGAAAGATACAAATCAGATAATTTTGATAGGACTTCAAAACCAATACATATTAATGACATCATGAATACTACAAAAAGTTTCAGAAAATAACTAAAACATGACAAGTATCATATTATCACGAGTTGATATATGTTATTTTTGGATTAAACAAATAAACTATGAAAGTCTGGTACCTAAGCGAAAATAGATTTAAGCAACGAATTATTAAACGTTGGAAAAAGCAAGGCTTTAAATACAACGCAGGACACATAAACATACTTCGCTATACATACCGTACAGCAACCTTTTGGGAAATGGTTAACGAAAATAAAGTAAGTGAACAAAATCAAACCGTAGGATATCCTACACTTTTTTAACGTGTTGTGTAAGAATAGTAGCGGAATTAACCTACAAAATTTGATTAAATGAACGAATGTAAAAAAGAAAAAAAGGGAGGGATTTTTTATGAAACCTTTAAATAGAAAAAATTATGGTAGTATTCCACACTTACTTGGCTCTAAGCTTGGTGGAACTGATAAATATGTACATGAAGGGCAACACCGAATAATGACTATTAAAACTAGAGATAAGCATGATTACCTGATTGTTACTGAAAAATATGACGGCAGCAATGTTGGAATAACAAAACTTGACGGTAAAATACATGCAATGACACGATCTGGATATTTAGCAGAAACAAGCCCATACAAACAACATCACTATTTTGCTGAATGGGTACAAAAGCAAAAAGATAGATTTGATTTTATAGGTGAAGGTGAGCGCATAACTGGAGAGTGGTTGATGCAGGTACATAGTTTAAAATATGAGATACTAAATGAGCCACTTGTTGTTTTTGATTATTTCAATGCTAATAATGAACGCCTAAATTATAAGGATTTTAATTTGCTTTTGTTAAAAAACTTTGAAACTCCTAGATTAATATTTTGCGGATATGGGGCTTTGCCGATAGAAACTGGACTAGAAATATTGAATAGGCATTCTGATTATAGATTTAAAACTGATAAACCAGAAGGAATAGTTTATAAGATGGAAAGGAAAGACAAGTTTGATTATGCAGCAAAATATGTTAGACCTGATTATGAAAGCGGAAAATATATAATAAATGTTGAACAAGATGATTTATTGTGGAATGTAAAACCAAATTGCCTGTAAGGCAAAAGTGCGGTGGCTTTTTCTTTTTGGTCAAACTTGTAGAATGTCAAATTGAAACACCGAAACCGCTATTATTTTTACACGTTGTTGTAATTTTCGTTTTTAGAACAGTAGAAATACAAAGGAATTTAAAGTTATTACTTATGAATAAAATTATAAGCATCAGTTTTGCAAAAATAGATTATGAATGCCCATTCTGTCATGTTACGGAATGGGATGCAGATGACAAATTACTCAATAAGTGCAACCGCAATAAATGCGGATTTACCAAAGTTAAATGCGAATGTGGCGAGACGTACGGTTTTACTTATAATTACAAAGGAGAAGCTACTGCCTTTAAACTTTAAATGGTTGGATTTGTAGTGAAGCGGAGAGCAACGGAGCGTAACGCTATTGTTCTCAACGGTGTTGGTAAGTTTAGTACAAATTATTAACCACAAAATTATATAAAAATGAATAAAGCAGAAGTAATTGAACGACACGCAAGAAACTTAAAAAGCGAAGTAGGAACTGGATTAAGCACAAGTGAGTGCTATCAAATTATCAAAAGTGCAGTAAACGAAGTATTAAATTTACCTTGTGTTACCAACCGTACTTGCTACACTTGCAAATACTGTATGTACGAGAGCACAAAGCCAAAACATGAGCAATTTAGTTGCTTCGTATCGCTGGACATTAAAGGCATTACAGACCCACATTCCCATATTTGCAAGAAATGGAGTGAGTAGTATGGTTGGTAACGGTTCGCGCAAGTTGCGTACTTCACGGACTTTGATTAAATGCTGGTAGTAGTTTCTTTAGTTTTTGGGTGGGGTTTTTGTATCATTTTTTACATTTTATAAGAATAATTAAGTAAATACTTAAAATAAATTATAAAACACTTGTACAGTATTAAGTAAATGCTTATATTTGAAGTATAATAATTAAAACAAAACAAAATGAAAAACTTAATCGAAAGCAAACTAAGAGCAAGAACAACAGAACAACTTATTAATGACGTTAAAGTTGCAATGAATAGCGAAGATGAAGGTTCAATAATAGTTTTTTCTTGCGGACTTAATGTACTTGAAGAAAGAATGACAGAATCAGAATACGAACAATTTGAAGATTCATTATAATGAATAAAAAAATAATTACAAAACTAAATCTTCGCCATACAGAAAAAATGTATGGCGATTCTGCCATGTATGGATTAATTGTTTACCAATATTCAAAAAATATTTTTTGTGTAAAAAACATTGAGTCAGATGGCGAAATAATATTCTTTAACTCAAAAAATAGGTTGATTCTTATTGAACAATTTATAATTGATGTTCCTGTTTATATTATTAATGCCGAACTTAATCTTTTAACAAAATGAATATTAAGGAACTTAAAAAAGAGCTAGGAATTTCAAATAAAGAAATTTCAGAATTTTTTGGTTTAAACGAAATGAGTTACGCTAATTCATCAGCGAAAAAACGTTACGAAAATGCACTATGCAAATTCTATGCTTTTGCAAAAAGCAAAGCGAGAGGGGAAACTAAAGAAACGGACTTAACCGATGCCGTTGATTAAATGCTGGATAGTATGCAATTTGCGCTTTGTTAGCGGTTGGTTGTTTCGTTAAAAGCGATGCAGCCTAAATTAAGCACAAATGAATTATTATATTTTTCAGCTTACCGCTAACGGTATCGGTATGCACAATGCGCAAATGCGCAAATAAATAAAAGACTATGAATAAGAAACTTACATCAAAGGAAATTGAAAGATTACAGGATTTATGTTTTGCAAATCCTGAGAAAGCTTGCGTAATTGCGCAAACAATAATCAATGCTTGTCAAATAGTAAGTTGTTCTACTTTTTCTAATTTAACAGGAAAGTCACCTCGAACAATTAATTACCAAGCGGACAAATTAAATGGTGTTAAAATAGAGGATAGAAAATATATTTCGTTTCCTCAGTAATTTGTTTAAAATTTGAAATAACAGATAGTTAAATATAAATGAATATGAAAAACAAGAAAAGCGAAAAATTAGCATTGATACCTATCTTAATAGTCATATCACTAATGGCAATATTTCTGCTATGGTATGTATTTGACGGGAAGGCACAGGAGAAAAAGACCTACATGGTAGGGGCCTCTAACGGATGGAGCTGCCCTAAATATATAACATCTTCCGATACGATAAAAATAGATTCTTTCATAACATCACACTTGGGAATGAAAACAAATGCCGTTGATCTTTGCAATGAAAACAAATCCTATATTTACATCGAAACTCAAAAAACAAGGGTTTATCTTGTATCGGGAATTATCAGAAAGAAAAAGAACGGAAAAGAAAAGTTCATTTCTACCATTCCGCACAAGGGCATAAAGAGAAATAATATTAAAGGGGGAAATAAGAAAAGGTATTAGTTATTTTAATTATATTTGCATAATGGAAGATTTAATTGATTGGTAATGGCAGCACCGAGAGGGAATAGTTTTTGGAAATTAAGGAGTAAACACGGAAGAGATAAGCTCTTTGCTACGCCTGAATTGATGTGGGACGCTGCATGTGAATACTTTCAATGGTGTGAAGATAATCCCTGGGAAAAGGTTGAGACAACAATCAAAGGAGAGAATATAGACATAAAGACTACGCCAACAGAGCGACCTTTTACATTGCATGGGTTGTGTTTATATTTAGATTGCAACACGAAGTATTTCAATAACTTTAAAAAGCAATTGCCTGAAGGTGATAAAGATTTTAGTTACATCATTACGCGTATAGAGGAAACAATTTATAAACAGAAGTTTGAAGGTGCAGCGGTTGGAGCGTTTAGTGCCAACATAATAGCCAGAGACCTTGGACTAGCAGACGCGAAAGATCATAGAAGCGGCGATGGATCAATGTCTCCCAAGACAAACATAATAACAACACTAACACCTGATGAACTAAAAGAAGCACTCAATAAATGATTTTAACAACATCATTCAATAAGATTGCAGCAATGCTTGGACGTGTAAGAATCGTTCAAGGTTCTTCAAGTGCTTCTAAAACATTTTCAATACTTCAAAAACTTATACTACAAGCAACAGAGTCAAAGGAGACTAAGCTTATATCAATAGTAACTGACACCCTGCCTAATATAGAAAAGGGTGCATATCGTGATTATAAAAACATTCTAGCAAGTGACAATATAGTTGACGCAGGAACAAAGAAGCCAATAGAAAGAACAATAGGCAATTGGACATTTGAGTTTTTCGCATTGGATGACGAAACAAAAGCAAGGGGTGGACGTAGGGATATACTGTTTATAAATGAGGCTAACAGGGTTAAATGGGAAACAGCAAGACAGTTAATAATGCGTACCCGTGAAACTGTTTATATCGACTACAATCCAGATGCTGAGTTTTGGGCGCATGAGAGATACAAAGGGAAGCCTGACACATCGTTCGAGATAGTTACATATAAAGACAATGAAGCATGTCCTCAGTCGGCAATTGACGAGATAGAGGCGTACATGACCACTGATCCAGAATGGTATAAAGTTTATGGTCTTGGGTTAGTAGGTAATTTATACGCCGGCAAGGTATTCAGGGACTGGCAGGAGCTAGAGTTATTTCCAAATATAGATTTTTGGTACGGGTTAGACTTTGGATTCTCGAATGATCCGACTTCGATAGTTAAAGTTGCTAAAGAAAAAAATAGTATCTTTGTAGATGAAGTTCTTTATCAAATTGAGTTAACTAACGCTGATATTGCCAAAATGATAAAGCAAAAGGGCTATAATGGCGAGATAGTTATTTGTGATAGTGCAGAGCCCAAGAGTATTCAGGAGCTAAAACTAATGGGTATTAATGCTATACCAGCAGATAAGAAGCCGGGTAGCATAATGGAAGGAATTGACTATTTAAAGCGTCATAATGTTTTATTGACTCGGAGCAGTAGTAACGTTTGGAAAGAATATAAGCATTATAAATGGCAAAAAGACAGAGACGGCAATTTTTTAAACAAACCTGTCGATATGTGGAATCACGGGATTGATGCTTTAAGGTATGCGTTTAGTTTGGGATTAAGGAATGAAATCAAGGAAGAATCTTTATTCATATAAATAATGGGAATAAGACAAGCGATTGCTAAATATTTACTCAAAGGCGTTGAGCCACTAGACGATAAATATGTTAATGCACTTTTCCGCAACATGCTAAGGGCTGGCAATATCACAGAGATACAAGACAATGCAGATTCATACATTAAAGACGGCTATCAAGGTACAGCAGATGTGTATTCGATTATCAGGCGTTATGTAACTATGTCAACGCAAGCCAAAGTAGTTTTAAGGCAAAAGACAAAATCAGGCGATATTATAGATGTGGAAGGGCATGAGCTTAATAAGTTTATGTTTAAGGTTAATCCGCAAATGACAATGGCTCAATTAAGGGAGGCATACACTGTATATCTGTTGACTACTGGTAATAGTTTCTGGTATAAGCCAGTATTAGATTCAGGATTAAATAAAGGCAAAACAAAAGAGCTGTATGTCCTACCTAGTAATGACATTGAGATAATACAGGGGGATAACAAGCTAACTGCTCCTGTGGATGGGTATAAGCTAATTAGTTCATCTGTGAACAGCAAATTCTATCCTGAAGAGGTTCATCATGTAAAATACTTTAACCCTTTATTTTATACCGATGAAACACTTTTCGGGCAAAGTCCGTTAAAGGCCGCTGTAGATATTTTAAGTAAACAAATACAAGCAGCTAAAACAGAGGCAAAGCAATTTGAGAACCAAGGTCCAGCATACTTTTTATATCGTGATGGGGTAGAGAGTTGGAATACAATGTCTGACCCGCAGAGGACAGAGCTTGAAAAGGAGATAAACAACCTATCAAAGAAAGGCAAGCAAGGAAGCGCGAAAGTATTAAAAGATAAGTTCGGAGTTATCAATCTTGGTATATCAACAGCAGACTTAAAAATTATAGAGTCAACACAGGACGGCAGAAGGATATTAGCTAACGTTTATCAATTACCAGTAGCCCTATTGAACGATCCTGAAGGCTCAACGTATAACAATATAGTGGAGGCAAGGAAAGCAGCATGGACAGATGCCTTAATCCCACACAATGATACATTTGCAACGCATCTAAATATGTTTTTGATTGATTGTGTTGATGAATACAGAGAAGCAGGATATTTCTATGACATGGATTATTCAGGCGTTGAGGAATTGCAGTCAGGAATTAAGGAGAAAGTGGACTGGATGACCCGAGCTAAATGGACAGCTAACGAAATAAGAGAAGCAACAGGCAAAGATAAAGTAAAAGACGACCAAATGGATCAGCCTATATTTAGCCAGTCCGATGTGCTTTTGGATGAGTTGAATTTAGATTCTAATTTAGAAGAAAAAAATAATGGGGATTATTAAAATGTTTAAATTTAGAGGACATAGAACGCCACCACCACCACCGGAGAAAGAGCCGATGACATTTAAGGAGGTATATTCTAGGAAGTGGAGAGACTGTAAGAGTCTTGTAATTAAGGTAAATGGTAGTCAAATGGATGAACTTTCATTCAGGATTAACAAAAGTAATTTAGAGTTGGATATAATTGGTTCGCTTGAATCATATTTTGATTATTCGGTATGGATAGGTGATAGTCATTCATTAGCAATATATTCAACAGACATATTGATGGACATTAAAGATTTTGGTAAAAAGGAGTTGATAGATGTTAAAATTGAAGCACCAGATCAAGAAGTATTAAAGATTACATTAGTATGGGAATTATAAATAGAATAGGACTTTTGTTATTTACTATGATAAATGTCATAGTTTTATTAACTTTGGCTATTATAAGTCCAAGATGGTATTCAATTTATCAGGCTTATTCAACTGAAAAGGTTTTTAAGTTTTTATATGGCAAGGAAAAAGACATTTGAAAGGCGAATAATAAGAACTCGGAACAGGATAGAGAACCGAGGGGTTAAGATGGCATTTAACGCCATTAAACAACAATATAAAGCGGTCTTTGATTTAGTGGGTGTGTATTCTCCGAGTTTCATTCTGGATAACTTAAGCGTATCTAAAACACCTATCCAGGAGTTTATGAAGGATTATTACCCTTTGTTTGCGAATATAGGGTTAATGTATCGGGACAATGCTTTTAGTCAGAAGGATGCGGAGAGTGACTTTTACGAAAGCGTGTTTATGGATAGTCTCAGACACTTTGCATTGACTGAGACGGGAGCAAGAGTTACAAGCATAACAGCAACAACTGAAAAGTATATCAGAGGAGCCATTGAGAGCGCAATGCAACAAGGAGTAGAAGAAGGTTTTGGAATAGACAAAATATCTCGTCTGATTAGAGATAACCTTACTGATAGCTTAGGAGACATTGGCAGGAGTCGTTCTAAGATGATAGCGCAAACAGAAATGATTACAGGAAGTAACCAAGCCAGTCAAGACGGGATCGAGAGCACAGGGCTGGAGTATAGAAAGTTCTGGTCAACAAGTGGGCTAAAGAATATCAGAGACAGCCATGTATTTGCAGAGGAGAATTACCCGAAAGGAATTGCCAAAGATGAAGTGTTTAGTATGGGTAATGGCAATGTAATGAGATTTGTAGGCGACCCGAAAGGAGTTGCTGCTGAGGTTATAAATTGTAGGTGTACAACATTGTACGAAGTTATTTGAAATTATGAATAGGATTTATGTTGTAGAATACTCTTGTGTTATCCATTTTAGGAGGATTAGTTAGAGTTTCTTTTGCGACAAATTTAAACTTTGCGGTTCTTGGTTTTCTAAGCAGCCATTCAAAGAACTTAGGGCGTTGAAAATAATAAACAAGCTCTTTTTCTTCGAGTAGTTGTTGGTAAACGAAAGTATCAAGTCTAAAAGCTAATTCATCTTGAATCATTAAGTATTCAGATGTTATTTTTGCTTCATTAATAAAGTCTTTTGAAACTTTCATTGAGCAAGATATTCGCTGTTTGTCAAATGTAAATTGTTCTTTCATAATACGTTCTTTAATTATTGAAATAAGGTTGATTGAATTAAAAACAAATCAACAGGCAGGTATCTACTCCTGCATTATCGGTATGACTGCTACCATTATCCGAAGCTACTAAGCAGTGGCTTTCAATTTTGCCGCACTGTCGATTTGTTTCGCTCGAGTAGTACAAATATAGAATAAGATATTAATATAAAACATGATAAAAGTCATGAAAAGAGAATTAAAGTTTTTAAACATCCCTTTTGAGGTGAAAGCAGACTCAGACAAAGAGCTGATAATTGAAGGGCATGGAGCCGTCAAGGGTAATATTGATAGCTATAAAGATGTAATCGTTGACGGTGCATTCACTAAGACAATAGAGCAACGCGGAGAGCGTATTGCTTTCTGTTTACAGCATGATATCCGTAACCCTATAGGAAAGATACAAGAGATCAAAGAGGACGGCAAAGGGCTGTTCCTAAAGGTTCGCATATCTGACTCAGAGGGTGATATTAAAACCAAGATTCGAGAGGGCATTTTAAAAGAAATGTCAATCGGTTATTCTACTGTTGATGCAAAGGCAGGAGAGGTAGGAGGCGAAGATGTTACTCTATTGACCGAAATTAAGCTATATGAAGTTAGCTTGGTTACTGTGGCAGCAAACGAACAGGCATTTATTGAAAGCATGAAAGCCGATGGACAAACAAACGCTGATGTTATTTCAGATGAGTTTGACAGCTTAATAGCAATTGAAAAGAACAACGAAAAGAAATACGAAATAATGAAGTTAAAAGCACTTGTAATGAGTTTGCCGCTTGAATCTAAAGAGACACCTCTAAAGAAAGATAGCACGGATAAAGATAAGCCGCTCATAACTAAAGATGAACTTAATAATATTTTAAACTGGTAAATAATGGAAAAGAAAGATTTAGAAGTTGCTTTGGCAGATCACAAAGAAGCCATTGATAAACTTATTGAAGAAAAAGCTAATGCTAAATCAGCAGAGGTTAAAACAGAGCTTGAAGGTAAGCTTGAAAAAATGGAAGCTGAGAAAGGCGTGATGCAAGAGCAATTGGATAAGATTGCAACCGATCTTAAAAAAGCTAATTTGGCTATTGAGAAAAAAGACGAAGATATGTCTTTTGATGAATCAATTGCTCAGTTGGTTAAGTCTGACAAGTATAAACAAGCCGTTAAGGATGGTTTCCCAAAAGGGAACAATATTTTTGAGGTTAAAGTAGATACTTCGATTATCACAGGCGATGTGAACAGAACACAGCAGCGATATGCAATCAATTTTGCACCTGAGAATCAAATGGCTTTCTTGCCTTATTTGGTTAACGGGATGATCGGGCAAGACAGAAACCGAGTACTTTGGGTAGACGGTGCGTATACTTCGAATGTAGGTTATGTGACAGAAGGAACAGGACAGGCAACCGCTGACACTGGTACTGCTGTTGAGAAATATCGCGAAATGGCTAAAATTTCGGCTAAACTTCCTATTACAGAAGAGATGCTGGAAGACGCCAATTATATTGCTTCTGCTTTCCGTGCTAAAATGGTTGAGAAAGCTACATTGTTTGTGGACGGTGAATCTTATGACGGCGATGGATCGGATGGTGTTAATCCGAAGCATATATACGGTATTAAAGGCCATGCAACAGCATATAGTGCTGCTACTACTGGAAGCGCTGCGTCTATTGAAAAAGCCAATATTGGCGACTTAGTGGATGACATGATCCTTCAAGCAGAGAAATCAAACTTTAGAGGTTCAAACATTTTATGGATGAACCCAACCGACTTTAACCGATTTAAGTATGCAAAAGCAACCGATGGTCAATATTTATTTGTTAAAGATGTAAACGGAAGTTATTCAATTTCAGGATTAACAGTTATTCGTTCAAACCGTGTTACCGCTGGTGACATGTTGCTTGCAGACACTTCGAAGCTTCAGTACTGGACTAAACGTTCAGCAGAGGTTAAGTTTAGCCAAATGAATGCTTCTGACTTTATTAACGATGCTTGGACAGCAGTAATGTTTGTTCGCTCACAGGTAGTTGTTGAAACACCTGATAAGTTATCATTGATTTTTGTTGATGATATTACTGCTGCTATCGCTTCGCTAGACTCAGGTGTTTAATTTTTAATTGCAAGTAAAATGAAAAAATTAGTTTTTTTAATTTCAATGATTTTGGTTAGTGTTGTGTTAATGGCACAGACTACACCAACAGAAGTAGACACCGATGCTAAGATTTCTAAACAATACTATAAGTATGTTTGGGGAACTACAGCAGACACTTTAACAAATGCTGATACTTTGGAATTCGTATTCCGAGTACAAGGAACGCAAACACAGGATATAAATATAAATTTATACAGTGACTTTGTTTCTGGAACAGCAGGCGGAACACTTATTACTTATCGTTCTCCAGATGGAGCTAATTACGTAAGTACAGGTGATACTATCACGGTGGCAAGTTTAACAGCTGATGGATTAGATACAGAAGAAATAGCATTGGGTGACTATATGAACCCATACTTAAAACTTATCTACATCCAGACAGGGACAGCCGTTACAATACCTAGAGCCTACGCTTATAGTAAGAAAAATTAGCGTATATGGTGAAAGGGTGGTTCGATTCCACCCTACGCACAAGTTAATATTTAAGTTATGGAAGAATTTAAAGTAATTAAAGACTATTGCGGAGTAAAGAAAGGTAGTAAGCAAAAAAGCAAAGACCCTTTTACCGTAAGGCACATGCTAAAGGAAGGCTATTGGGAAAAGATAGAGCCAATTAAGCGCAAAAAGAAAATTGAACCTATAGGAAAACGTTCGAAAAAATAAGCTATGCAAATAAGATATTCATTAGTGACAGGAAGCGAGCCAGTAACACAAGCTGAGGTTAAGTCATGGCTAAAGGTTGATTTTTCAGATGAAGATACTTTAATCACTTCATTAATTAAGCAGGTTAGAGAACTAGCAGAAGAGGCTAGTGGATTATCTTTAATTGCAAAGACTATTGAATATTTCGAAGAGGACTCTGAAATCTTAAGCGATTGGATCAAGTTACCATATCCTGCACATGATGAAATAACGGAAGTCATTGTTGATGGTTCTGAGGTTGCTGATTATTTAGAAACTGGACTTAATCAGAAGCTAATTAAAATAGCCAGCTTTGATACATCTGGAATTGCGGACCAAGGGCTAAAGGTTACCTATACAACAGTAGGCACTTGTCCTGAAGGTGTTAAATTAGCGATGTTAAAAAGCATAGCTGAGACTTACGAGAAGAGAGGTAATACTTTCGAGGGCGGACTGGTTAAGCTTGCTGATAACTTCTATAATTATTTGAGCCAATTTAAAAGCTATTAAGATGCGTGAACACGTAAAAAGAACGGATCCAGGATCAGAAAGAGTACGTACTTCGAGAATGCGAGTACTGAAGTTTGTTTCCATAGTAATCGCGATTTCATTTGTACTGAGTTATCTTATTAAATTAATATTTTACTAATGGGAGAACTATTAATTAAGATAAAGGAGCTGGTACATGATTTGTTTGATCTTGATATTGCAAATAGAGAACATAGGCCATAATGGAAATAGGTAAACTAAATAGAAGGATGACAATAACAAGCTACGGAGCCAATACTCCAACTGCTACAGGCGGCTATACGAAAGGTGCTTCAAGCGATACTGAAACGTGGTGCGGGGCAAAACCTTTGAGTCAATCAGAAAGTCTATTAAACGGGCTTGCATTAGGTCAGCGCGGGTATGAGTTTACATTTAGATACGAAAAAGGAAATGAAGTGTCACAACAAACTGTATTGACATATGAAAGCAGATCGTTCAGGGTAATAACCATTTTGGAGATTGACGAAAATAAAAGAGTAGTTAAAGTGTTGGCAAACGAAAGGACTGACTAATGGGAGTAAAACTTAATGTCGATACAGCAAGTCAGAAACAATTATCGTCCAAGTTTAGACTAATGGGAACGCTATACCCAGAAGAGGTGTTTAGGGCTATTGTTGAGATTTTATTCGACATTAAATTAATTGCACAAAAGAAAATAAAATCAGATAAGCATATTGTGACGTCTAGGCTTAGAAATTCTTTTTTTGTTAAAACGCCAAGGCAAATATTTGCAAAAAGATCATCAAATAGTAGATCTTATACTTATCCGGGGGGTAAAGATAAAAGAAACCCAAAAATATTTCACGAGGGCGGCAGTGGGGATAGGGGTTTGAATACTACCCTGCATGGTGCAGAGGGTGCGGTTGGGACAAATGTAATTTACGGAGAAAAGATAGAGAAGTTGGACTCATTCCTAGGGCATGCAGTAAATAGTGTAGATTATAATAAAAGATTTAATCAAGCGGCTAAACGAGTAGAAAAGAAACTGACCAAGAAAGGGGTTAGTATTATTAAAAATATAGCGAGAGGACTATTTAGATGAGAGATTGCAGAACAGAATTAATAACAGCATTAAAAACAGCCATTGACGCAAAATCGACAGGCTTAACTTTCTATACGAAGGTTCCCAAAGGTGTCACCTATCCGTTTATTCATGTCACGGAAATAATAGACTCTGAGAACGGAAGTAAGCAGCAATTTATGTACTCTTACGATGTGTCAATTGAATTAGTATATAAAGACTTGACAGACAAGACCGCGATGTGGTCTAATATCGATAAGGTAAAGCAAATAATAACTAATGTAACGCCATTTGCGATAGGTGGAGGCTTCAATATAATGGCAGCCACATTAATAGACACTTCGGAAACAGAAGATTTGCTAAACAGTCAGGAAGTTGATGTGGCTATAATAAGAGTTAATTTCGAAATAGAAGATCAGAATTAAGTTAAAATATTGTAAATTTGTAGAAACATGACAAAAGTCATAGAATAATAATTAAATTTTAAAAGATGGCAACAACTAACAAGGTAGGAACAGCAGTTCTAACAACTATTGACGGTAGCGAGCTAGTAGGGGAATTGAGTTCATCCCTTGCAACTGCGGTTAATTTAATCGAAGTGAGTTCGAAAGCAAGCGGGAGAGCATCTAATTTTGAGTATGGACGTATCGCGGACACTCTTTCAATTAGCTCAATTGCCACAACGGACGGGACAGCAACCGAGGAAACTTGGAAGATTTTACATGATGCTATTGTCGCAGGTACAAAGGTGGCCGTAGTGATTACAGAATATGATGCACCCGGAGGTACCGCAGTAATAGGTGCTGTAAATATCGCAGGAAGTGCATTAATCGGAAACTTAACAGAAGATATTCCAGACAATGACAGAATGACTTATTCGTGTGACTTAACATTTGATGGTGCAATTACAAAAACAGTTAATGCGTAACGGAACGATTGAAATAAAACTACCCTATCCTATACGGTGGGGTTTTATACGCTTTTATATTAAGCGCAAGATTGGTTTTTCATTCGACCAAAGAAGTTTGTTTCAGTTGCTTCAAAATAACAATATTGATTTACCTCAGCATTCGAAATGGTTAAAAGAGACTAGTCAGGCAGTAATAGTATTAGAGACGTTATACGCAGGGGCACAAAGCTACTGCATAGAACGTAGGGTAAGAGATAATTTTACTAAAAAAGGCTTATCACTTGCCATGTCAGAAGCAGGAGAAGAAGTCACTAGTAAAATTGTAGATTGTTACATGAAGTCTGAGAAGCTTGGATATAAAAAGATGCCGGGTAAAAAAAAAGTGGTGAGGCGTTAACTTTTTCTGACTTGTATAATTTAGCCCTTGGTGAATTAGGGTTGGGTGTTGATGAGTTTTGGAGGTTGACAAGTGGGGAATTAAGCGCAAAGATAAGAGGCTTTGTAGTTTTAAGGGATTTAGCAAGCGCAAACCATAGAAATTTATTTACGCTAATGGCAAATATCAATCGAAAGAAAGGGGTAGCAGCAGAAAAGCCAAAGGATTTGTGGCCGTTAGATATTGACTGCGTGGAAACAATGGACATGGACGACAGGCTAGAGTTTTATAAGAAAATCGGTAAAAATAAAAAGTAATGGGTAAGCTATCAGATTTATTTGTAAAACTCAGACTAGACAACAAGCAGTACAATTCTGAATTAAAAGAGTCTGGGAAAAAGACTTCAACCTTTGGTAAAGGGATTTCAAAGATAGGCGGTTTAATTGCGGGTGCTTTTGCTGTTGGTCAGATCGTTTCTTTCGGCAAAGAATTATTAGAGCTTGGTGGCGTTGCGGAAGGTGTTAGGGCTGCATTCAACCGCATTGGGGATGACAAGCTTTTAAATGACATGAAGCTTGCGGTGGCAGGTACTGTTTCTGAGTTGGAATTAATGAAACGTGCTGTAATGGCGCACAATTTTAAGATACCAGTAGAGCAGCTTGCAACGTTGTTTAAATTTGCCACTAAGAGAGCGCAAGAGACAGGCGAATCTGTAGATTATTTAGTTAACTCAATAGTATTGGGTATCGGCAGGAAGTCTCCATTGATACTAGATAATTTAGGCATATCTGCAGTTGAATTGCGCCAAAAACTAGAAGGGGTTGGCCATGCTGGGTCTACCGTTGGAGATGTAGCAAAAGCAGTAGGAGAGATTGCTGCTGAGTCAATGGCAGAGAGTGGTGAGATTATAGATACTAATGCTATTAAGGTTGCAGCATTAAAGGCTCAATGGGAAGACTTCAAACTGGCATTAGCGGAAGACCCAGTTATTAGCGACAAGGCTAGTAATTTCCTAGATGCGACAAAAGTAGAGCTGACCGTATTGACGAGTGATTTAAATATATTCAGAAAGGCATGGCTCATTGCATTCGGAGATATAGAGAAAGCTGCGTCAGATATTAATAAACTAAATAGTGAACGTAAAAAATCAACAAAACACATAGACGAAGAGTCCGAGGCGTATAGAAACCAGATAGCAGCAGAGCAGGACGCAGCACTAGAAAAGAGAAACCATGTAAAAACAATAAACGAATTAAGAGCCGAAACCGAAGCATTAATTAAATCAATAGGTGACTACGGTGTTAATCAAGAAGCTGAGATACAAAAGACACTTAGGCAAATACAAGCCAACAAGGATTTAATAAAAGAATTAACGACATTAAAAAGGACACAAGACGCTGCTGTTCCTGATAAGATAAAAGGCAAAGGCACACCATCATTTGAAAATGTAGTAGCAGAGGAGGGTGGGCTTCAAGATATGTCTGGCTTTATTGAGAGACAGAAAGCGTCGGCATTAGCAACGCAAAATGAAATAAATGACGCTATATTGGCGCAGGAGCAAGCTTTCGTGGATGACATGAATGGCATGATGGCTGCAGGAATGGCTGATTTTATATCTGTATTTGCAGAGGGTATAGGTAGACTTGCAAGCGGTGATATTGGCTTTGACCAGTTCTTTCAGGCTATATTGGGTCAAATAGGCGGTTTCCTTATTCAGTTCGGATCAATGCTAATATCATACGGTATTGCTGAATCTGCTTTTATGAAAGCATGGAATCCGGGAGTAAAAATTGCTGCTGGTGCTGCACTTGTTGCAATAGGTGGAGCAATATCTGGATTAGCATCTAAAGGGCCACAAGGGTATTCAGGCGCAGGAGGTGGAACACAGGTAACGTCAAGAGCCGTGACAGGAGGACAAGGCGTGAACGATCAAGACAATGGACAGCAATTAGTGGCAGTATTAAAAGGCGATGATCTTTATATATCAAACGAAAGAAACACTTTTAAGAGAGGAGTAATCGGGTAATGGCATACGGACTTAAATATTGGAACGAATTTAAAAGTTACTATGATGACACTATCAGGATAGAGATTCTTGGTAATGGCTTTTCTGGCTCGTCTACAGAAATAAAAACATCTGAAACGCCTTTAGTAATATCTTATCCTGGAAGCGACGAAACGCCATACAATCCAATAGTAGGTAGTCAAGCTAAAATACAAATGTTATCAGAGGTTGATTTTCAGTTTATAGAGCTGCATGATTCAGATGCAAGGGCGCACCGTGTAGATATTTATAAAAACTCAGTCCTAGATTGGCGTGGTTGGGTATTGCCTGATTTATTCTCAGAGCCTTATGTCGCACCTCCGTATATAGTTGAAATAACAGCAAGGTGCGGTCTGGGTGAACTGAAAGAGACAATAATTCCAGCAACAATGACAGAATACACATTGTCTCCACTTTCTATTGAAACAACCGACCAACCAAGGCTATTAACGATACTATCTAACGCACTCGGAACAATAGATACCGAGTTAGATTTAAACGATGCTATAAACGTATATTCTAATGAAACGGACAATACAGACGACAGTCCACTATATGAAACAACTATAAAGCTTTCAGCATACGAAGGCAAAACGCTTTACGATGCTATATCTGACCAGATGCTAACCTTTGGTGCTAGACTATATCAGATGGGTGCTGAGTGGTGGATCGTTAGAATAAAAGAAACGACAGCAGATTTAACGGTAAGGAAGTGGAATTATACGACGACAGGCTATAAAACAAATACAGTAAGCACAACTAAAAATACTTCTTTCTTAATTGGAAGACCAGTAGCCAGTCAGATTTTAACAAACTCACCACAACTAGACCTTAATCCGGGATGGAAAGAATTTAATTGGGTTCAGGACTTGGGCAGGAAAGATAGTTTCCTTTTAAATAGCGATTTTTCTAAGTGGAAAGATAATGGAGACCCAGAAGATTGGGATCTGTCAACATCAGGAATAGCTGAACGAATACAAGGTCAGGATTTCCCATATGCAGAAATAACAACGCAAAACACATTGGCAGCAAGGCAGTACATATCGCAAACAATCGAAGGTTGCAAGATGTACCCGATTGTCAGTCTTGATGATAGGAAATTATTATTTAATTTTGAGTTTGGTGTTTGGAGAAAAGATAAAGTACCTGATTATTCTGAAAATGCAGTAGTAAGTCAGCAGGCTATAATATGTGAATTTAAGTTTGTTGGCGATAGTGGCACCTTTTATTTAAAACAAAATCAGAACGGAAACGGAAATAGCTTGGTATGGAATACAGTACAGCAGACTGTTCAAATAACAGTATTTGGAACAGGAAAGGAAGGTGTATTAACATTTGACGAAGGAACTTTCACTGCTGACACATTCCCTGGCAACGGTACTTTTTTTGTAAAAATATACAATGCACTTTCTCCATTATCAGCAAGTGATAAATTCATAACAACAGCCTTTAAAAACATATCTGTAAGGCTACTAAATGGAGATGGTGAGGACTTTAGAAACGAAGAAATAACAAACATATTAATAAACCAAAGTAACATTTACAAGCCGTCAGACATAAACGTTGTTGGTGGTGATTTGCCGAATGAATACCCAGATGATCTGAATAAATTATTAACATGGGATAACGGATATAGAAATAGGGATGGTGAAGCCACTGAGGAATGGCACGAGAGAGGATCGGCAATAGACAAACCATTGCTGCAGTTGATGGGTGATGATTATAAAGGTATATTTTCGAAGCCACAATTTAAACTATCAGTTCCTATATTGTCTCAGGATATACAGTTCGATAGTACTATTGTTGATTATCAGATATTACCTAAAGAGTATATTTGTATAAGTGCTGATTTGGATTATAGGTCTGCAATATTCTCTGGAACTTTTGTTGAATTTGCTGCATGGGATGGTACTGCATGGATTCTAGAGACTGGATTCTGGAATGATGAAGGAATATGGATAGATGAGGATACTTGGAGAGATGGAGACTCGGACGTAATAGAATATACCCTTGAAAGTCCAATTTATTCAGCTGGATCAAAAGTGCAGATTTCAGAATCAGGAATAGGGGACACTGTAGAAACATTCCCAAGCATAGGGTCAATAAGTGACGGTAATATTGCACCAATACCATCAGTGCCTCACGTGTTGGCTGTTGGTTCTGTTTGGTTTAAAATACCAGTAGATTTTTCAGGAATAGCGCAAACGTCATTTGATGTGACGATAAGCGGAATATTAAAAAGAGTAATAATAAACTTAAATATATAAAATGGCATTTACAGAAATAGACGATGGTGATAGCGGATTAAGCGCAAGAACAGAGCTAAACTCTATAATTACATATTTGAATGCTTTAGGTTTTCAAATACAGTTCAGCGCAGATAATGCAACATGGCATTACCCTTGGGCTAGTGGTGATTTATATATGAGACTATCAGGTGACTTTGGTGCTACTTGGTCGGACGGTATTTATTTAGCCTATTCCGCAAGCGGCGCAAGCGGTTGGACTTCTGCTGTATGGGATGACACAACTGGTAATCTTGAATTTTACAAAGATGCCGTTTTAGACTACACTGTTAATTTAGATGGAAGATATGCGTTAGAGTTACCACAGACATTATTCGAAATGACATTACCAGCATCTACCACTGTTGCTGGACGCATATCTGGAGCAACACTTCCACTTGGTTGGTCTATTGCGGCTTCAGGAACAGATTTAATAGTAACGCATGGAGAAGCAAGAAGAGTTGCACAAGTTTCTATCTTTGCCGTAACAGGGACGGAGGAGCAGCAGCTCTTTAACACAGCAGCCTATAATGGTATAATAACAACTGATGAAGACACCTTGAAAATTCAAAGTTTGGCTACAATAAATAAAGTTATAAAAGTATATATGATATTCGTATGAGAAAATTATTAATTATATTATTTGTTTTATTTTCATTTGTTGGATATTCGCAAATCCAAGACAGCCTGCAAGATGAGTATTACAGGGAAATAGACTGGAAGTTTTACCCTGCGGATGTTGTGATATTGACAGACTCAACTTACGAATTTGCAGCAGAACCTTTTGACTATAACGACCCCGGAGCAATTGAACGAAAGATAGGAAATTACGTTGTTGACTTTATTGGTCATAGATATTTAGTAATTGATTCAACATCTACGACAATATCAGTTTGGGACCAGTACGAAACAGGACAAGCACCTCAGACAAATCAGATAGCAAGATGCTATAAATCAGTAGGGGGTGGAGTCGCTGAATATGTTGGTTCGGTTGATTACTCTACACTGGATTTGTCTGCACGCTGGAAGATTAACGGCGCAGATAATGAGTTGCTTTGGCGGCAACTCGGACAGCCATTTGATTCAATAACATTTAACCCAGACGTAATACCAATTCCTACAACTGAATATACTATTTATGCCGACACTGCAAACCTTACATTAACCGTCAACTTGCCGAACGGAATAAGGATGCAAGTAAATCAGGAGTCATTGACTACTGTTTACAACAATACTGCCGATACGCTAAAGGATGGTAGGGTAATTGGTGTTGATGGGATTGCTAACGATTTAGTAGCAGTTAGGTACGTGTCAAAAACAGAACGTCATGACTTTTTCGGAGTTACAACAGCAGATATACCACCATATACTAAGGGATTAATAGTTTCAATAGAAGGAAAAGTCAATGATATAAACACAGGCACATTAACTCTAGGCGCTATTTATGTTGATTCATTAGGATATTTTACAAATGAAAATCCACAGTTTCCATATTACGACTATCCGGTTGGGTTATGTATAAAAACAGGCGTAACTGATGGAATAATTCAATGGCGTAGTGATGGAGTAAACTACAGGAACTCTATAACGCATTATTTTGATGGCGCGATTAGGGAAACATTTGATTTTAGAACCTACTCAGACGGCATTAATTCTTACGGCATTCTGTCCAATCCGAACGGCTCAGACAAGTTAACGCTTGTTTATAGTGACGGATGGTATGACTTCCAAGTTCCAGACACGATACAGTTAATTTCAGGAACAGCAACAACGCCACAGATTCAATACGCTTACATTGATGCAGCAACACGAACACTACAAGTAAGCTCAGGCGGTTATCCAATTATAGAGCATTCCAAGGTGGCGACATTAATCATAGCAGATGCCGTATCTACTCAAGACTACGGCGCCTTGAGAAATCAGAATATTAACGATCACTTTAAATCAGATGACGATAACGGTCACGTTTTGCATATGGCAGAACGAATAAGAGTAATGAATGCAGAATGGGAAAGCGGAACGGCTGCTAGCCTACTAGGCACACCCACTAACGTTTATATTGACGTTACAGGTGGCAAGGTTTGGCAAATGCACTTGCAAACATTCCCTACTATTGAGATGTCGTCTGGTGACGGTATTAATATAGTAAATGACCCGGTGTCACCATATCGAAATACAACTAATCTAAACGACATAACCGTTTATTCAGATGGTAGTAATTGGAATAATGAGTGGGGTAATATTGTTATTTGGGGAGTTTGCAATAAGACAGGTGAGATTAGCCATTTAATGTGCAATCTTCCTAGTGATGGATATTTACAGGAAGATGCAGCAGTTGAAGACCCTGACAATTTTACTAATTACACTATCCCAAGAGACTTTAGAGGAGTTGGTTTTTTGATTGGACGTTTTACAATCAGAAGATCAGGGGGCAACTTCACTTATAATTCAGGCACTGGATATTTAGATTTGAGAGGATATATGCCTAACAATACGGTGGGTGGTGGCACAGGAAGTTCTGGAATTACGGACTACACACAACTTGATGATACACCATCCAGTCTTATTGCATTAGCATTTCAGAGAGCAAGCGCGGACGGCACTGCATTAGAAAACGTATTGGCCGGGGATGTTCTTTTAACGGAATTTGACTCAGCAGGTTTCAGTGTTGATTATTCACAAGTAAACAACACCCCAACCATAGGTGACGGATTAGTAACCATACAAGGCTCAGCAGTCGAGAACTCACCTGAGACATTTACTCTAAACCAAACGACTCCTAAAACAATTACTATTAATCAGGCAGATGTTAAACAGGCAGCACTTGACACAATCACTTTAGCATCTCACGGATTCGTAGTTGGTGATGTGATAGATTACAACGCAAAGGCTATTGCGAACAATCCAGACAATGCCAACGTAATAGGAATAGTTTATGAGGTAATTGACGTTAATACTTTTACATATCAGCATTCAGGATTATACGATAAAGGTTCTTGGGTAGTTGGTATGAATTACTTTCTATCCACTTCGGTAGCAGGGGAAACAGCAGACACTACACAGCTTTATGAGGTTGGAGATGTTTATTTGTTTATTGGCACAGGCGTTGATGGTGGATTGCAGCTTGAAATTGATGTGGGATTTTTGATTGAGGAACAAACATCTGGAGCAGATACAATAATAGGAGGGTATGGAATAAATGTAAATTACGCGGCCTCTGCTGCAACTATTGCAGTTGATACTTCTACGATAGCGACTACAGAGCGAGTTGATACTATTGGACTAGAAGAAGTTGTCGCTGTTAATAATTATAGCCCCATAGGAATAGAACTTGGTAGTGAGTCAGACGGAGCTGATGGAGATATAAGGGTGAATGTTGGCACTGATGTTGATAAAGATGGTATAACAATAGCAAGGCGCAAGGGATTGGCAAATTATCAGACTAATCTATTCCACGAAGGTGGGTCATTAGCTAAATTTGTAATCGAAAACAGGTCCCTAAGTAGTGACAATATAGGCTCAATAACGAATAGGATTGGCAACACAAGCAATATTAACACGTATTTTGCAATTGAAAATTTAGACAGCACTAGATTGTTAACTGTCGATTATTGGGGCAATGCTGATTTTTCAGGAACAGTATCGGGCGATGACGCTGTGCTCGATGCGGAGTATGTAACCAAAGGGCAAGCAGACTCTTTATATACAGGAAGCTCAGATTCAAGGCAAACACTAACAAGCGGTGCAGCTATTACTTTTGATTATGACTTGGGTAATGATGCTGAATTAGTGCTTGCTACAAACGCTACTATTACATTTCAAGACGTACCAGATTTTGGTAATGGAGACATTGAGTTAAGACAAGATGCAACAGGTAGCAGAACTTTAGCCTTTGCTGAGAATATAACAGGCGTTACGTCGATAGATGAGGGTATAGTTAGTAATATCCAACCAGACGCAAGTACATATACAATTATTCATTACAAGAGACGCGACGAAATTTTATATGTAACAATAGAATGGAGATAATTATGAGAAGAATTATAACGATATTATTAGTTTTTTGTTCGCTTATTTCGGTAGGACAATTCAGACTCCCTACTGTCAACTTGCGCAATGGACTAGTAATGTACATGAAGTTTGAAGAAACAATCGGAACAACTGCATTTGATGAAACTAAAAACTCCAATGACGGAACAATAAACGGGGCGACAATTAACCAAACAGGTAAAATCGGCAAATGCTATAGCTATAACGGCACTAGTAATAGTATAGCAATAGGCAATATTGGTATATCTTATCCTTTCTGTGTCAGCTCCTGGGTAAAGCACAATGGTACTACATCAAATAGCAATATATTTTCGGCATCATCTGGAACAGATGCATTCTATCACTCCGTTTATTTAGACTACAATGGAGGAGTCAACGATAATATAGTTATTAGGAGTTATGACGGAACTGTTAGAGATAATGCGTATCAATATAATTTCACCTCAGGTGAATGGCTTCACATAGTTGCGGTGTGGGAGTCAGCAATTTCAAGAAAATTATATTTTAATGGAGCTTTAGTTGCAACAGGGACTATATCTGTGTCTGGGATAGGTCTTGAAAATGTGACCATCGGGGTAAGCGCGGATAATACTCCAACTAATTATTTTGGAGGATATATTGACGATACTTCAGTGTACTACAGAGCGTTGTCATTAATAGGAGTAAAGCAATTATACAATTCAGGAAACGGTTTATTGTACGTTTACGAAAACTACTTAAACGATGGAGACTTTGAAAAATTTAATAACTACGCAAAAGAATATTTTGCATTAAATAAATAAGCATGAAAAGATTAATTATATTACTATTCGTTCTGGCTTCTGTTTACGGACAGGCTCAGATTGTTATCCCTAAAGATACTATCAAAATAAATATGAGCCCTATTATCTTGGATTTAGGAAGCTATAATATTAGATATTTAGGGGATGTTGTGAATGACTCCATAATGATGCAAACAACTGCTTACCCACCTTTTGTTAAACTCGAATTAGTTGATAATATATTCAAGTCTAAATCATACAAGAGAGATACTGTAATTGCCGGGATAAATTACCATCCACTAAAGAAACCTATCTTTAAGTTGTGGCGATCTGGGAAAATAACAATTTGCCAAAAGGTTTTAAGATCAACAAAAGGATTAGCAGACAAGCCAAAGGACATACAAAAATGGCTTTACTTGGATAAAGCGTACAAGCTAAAAGCCAGTCCAGATGCGTTATGGACTTATCCTGCAGTTGTAAAATTAGATGAAGTTTCAATAATACCACAAAAAGATACAATCAAATGAAAATACTAACAATCATATTAATATTTCTATCTGTTGCAACTTACGGACAGAAAAAAGGACGGGCTATTTCGGCAGCTAAAATAGATGTGGGGAGGGTTTCAATTGTGGATTACGACCCTGTGGTTGATTCACTTGAAGTTGTAGAAGATGGGGTTTCGTTTAAGACCGAGATCAAAACGTATAAAATAGATACTGTCTATATTAGCACAGGTGACACGCTCGTTATTGATGAAGAAGGCAGGGTATGGAAAGTTGGGCTGCCGTCTACTGCACCTCAAACGCTGTCTTGGAACGGAGGAAACGGTCAGATAACTATAAGCGGTGGAAATACAATTGATATTGATGGTAGGTATGGTCAATTGGGTGCGAGTAATACATGGACAGGTGCACAGTCGATTAGCTCATCAACTTCACAATTGTACTTCAAAGACGGTGCGGCATTCAATGGGCAGATAATAGGAACGTCTGTGGGGTTATTAGTAGATGCGAATACAGCTCAGTTAACACTCAGGGGAGATACAAAATCAATATACATTAGTAGCTCAGGCGTCAGAGCCGACCTAGACGCAGGAACTTCAGCAAATGTAGTTTATATTCAATCTGATGGTGAATTGACTTTTGGGGCTGCTGTGGGTGGTCTTTGGGCTGATGGGGGTACGACTACCTATCTAACTGCAACAGGTGATAATGTGAGGATAGGGAGTGCAACGGCAACAACATATAAGTTCCAAGTTGACGGCACTTCATTGTTTACCAACGATATGCGAATAACAAATTCAATACCAACCCTGTATTTGGATGACACAGATGGTTCTGATGATGATTTTTCGATAACGAATGGGAGTAGTTCTTTTGCTATATTTAATGAAACTGACAATGAGCCAGCAATAACTATCGATGGGGCTGCGAATAATAAGATTTATTTTGGCACTTACGGAACAGGCACGCATACAGGGACAGCCGCCTATAATTTAGAAGTAACTTCAGCAGGGATTGTTATCGAAACAACCGCAGGTTCAGACTTCCGCATGAAAAAGAATTTCAGAACATTGCACAGTTCGCTAAGCAAAATACTTGCATTAAATACTTATGCTTTTGATTGGATTCCGAACGAACAATTACCTAAGAAAGCTCAGGATGCTGCTTTTGATATTAAGGTCAATCAAGACTACAAAGCTAGAGAAAGCTCAGGGGTAATAGCTCAGGAGATTCAAAACATAATCCCTGAAGCCGTAAAACAATATAATAATGGGTATTATTCAGTAGATTATGACGCGATAATCCCACATCTTATAGAAGCAATAAAAGAACAGCAAAAACAAATAGACAAACTGGAAGATAGATTAATCCTACTGGAGCGAGCCGAAAAACCAAAAGGCAAATATCCTTGCTCAAATACTATAATGTATGAATTAAAGCAGTTAATCAATGAAAAATAGAAAATCATTATTAAGGAAGCTAATAGACTGGCTCACTCGAAATATACCCAAGTAATGTGTTTTTTTTATAAAATAATTTTTAACTTTACATAAAAAAGTAATATTATGGCGATTAGACCTACAAAACCGAAATTACCCACAAAAGAAACAGAACCAACGACAAAAAAGCCAACAGTTCCAAAAAAGAAATGATAACTGCAAAAAATATATTTGGACTAATACTAGTATTACTCGTAGCTGCATACATGATTTTTGCTGATGTTGATTCTGATATTTGGGGTAGTTTTTATTTTTGCGTTTGGAATCTTATTTGCCTTTGGTTTGGTCATTTATTATTAAAGTCATATCGTGACAAGATACTATCAATTGTTATTAAGATAATAATGGGCGTATCTATATTGAAATTGTTTTTAAATGTATATTCATTTTTTGACATTGATATTTTTAATAAAATAAATAGATCACATGAGGCAGGCGGAGTTGTGGTTGGATGTATTTTAATCTTTTTAATTTATAGTAATGGGCGACTGGTTAAAAGATAGACCGTTTATGGCATGGCTGCTAAATCTATTATCAGCCGTTCTAATTGTTTTTATTGGATTTTGGGCTTATGGGTTCAGGGATTCAAATAGTGCTGATGAAGCAAGGATAAAGCGACTTGAGGATCAAAAAGCAGAGATAACATCAGTTGATAAGCATTATGAATTAATACAAGAACAATTAGACAAAAAGGCAGACAAAAGCTTAGTGGAAAGTATGGATAGTAAACTTGATTTAATACTTCAAAGATTAAAATGACACTTAGAGAACAGCAATCAGTCTTTGCATTAAACTTTGCAAAATTAGTAATCTTTGCTAATGAAAATGGCTATGAGATAACGCACGGAGAAGGTTGGCGCACACACGATCAACAAGTATTATATTTCGAAGGATATACAATAATTAAGGTAGGAAGTACATTGAAGTTAGCAAAGTGTACCACGCGCTCTAAAACGATGTTCAGCAAGCACCTTAAAAAGCTAGCACACGACATTAATCTATTTTATAAAGGTAGGCTTCTAGGTAGTGCAAAAAAAGACAGGGAACACTGGAAAATACTTGCCGATTATTGGCGAGCCTTACATCCTGAGAATGAATCAGGTTATGATTGGGGCTGGGATTTAGGACATTTTCAAATGAATTAAATGAACGCAGCCATAAAGATATTGAAATTCGCGTGGACAAATAGAAGCTGGATAATCCCAGCAGTTCAAACGACATATACATTTTACAAACGGTGGAGAATTCATCGAAAAATAAAACTTAAAAATAAATAGTTATGGAAGAAAAAAAAGGCATTGAAGTAATTGAGAAAGATATTGACATCTTAATATCGGTAACAGCCAAAGTTCTAAAGGCATTAGACGACGGTAAGATTTCAGTGGGTGAGGGTTTCGGATTGGCTATGGAATTACCTAAAGTGTGGAAAGGTATTAAGAATTCTAAGGAGCTAATTGCTGAGATTAAAGATTTAGACCCAGAAGAATCTAAGTTAGTTATTGAAAAGATTTATAACGCATACGAAGAGTTGGTAAAAGAGGAGTAGTTCTCATAAGTTTTGTTTAGTTAGTTTGGTCCCCCGGTTGTTGATCCGGGGGATTTTTTATGAAGATATACCAATTAGATTAAGTGTAAGAAAAATCAATCATACATCCAATCTGGTGCATTTTCTATTTTTCGCTGATGCTTTACTTTTATTTCTGGCCAATCTCGATGTAATTTCTCCTTTATAGCTTGACGTATGAATTGGGAAACGTTCACTTTTTTAGACTTCAAAATTTTCAAACTATTAGCCTGTATTGGTGAAATCATAATTACTTGACGTTCTGTGAATTGCTTCATTTTATTGCAATAAAAGGTTTATTTAGCACTACGTTACAAACAATAAAAAATTATTCGCACACAATTTGCGCCCACTTTTCTTTATTGCGCCTCCATATATTTTCAAGTCGCTTCATTTCTTTTTGGAACGGAGCAAATTGTTCCCCCTCCATTTTTCCGATGGTCTTTTCACAGTAGGCATAATTTATAGCTCTCATTTTACGCCAATCTCCCATACAATCTCTGCATATTTTTCTGTTGTCTGGTTGCGGAATACTATCGCCGCATCGAATACATTTTGCCATAATTTTTAAAAGTTTATAACAAAAGCTATATTTAAAAGCCTTTGTTGGTTTATATTTTCAATCTAACTTTCTCGGTGTCGGCTTCAAAACATAGCCGAGCCGTTAGCGTGCAGTTTGCTCGTTATTGAGGTAGTTTGTACACAGTAGGTTGGTACATCGCCCACTTGGGGCGTTAGGCTCTTTGCAATACTCGCAAACCGTACCCTTCGGCACG